ATCAATTCAAGGGCTCATTGATAGACGATAAATTACTAAATTCTATAGCAAAAAAACTTACTGAGAATCCAGGTGAAAAGAAACTTAAAGATGAATACACTACGGAAAGGAAACGATTACTTAACGTATATCATAAAGGAGCAATTGATAGGGGAGAAAACCCACCATACGATGAGAAACAAGTTCGAGATGCAGATATCGTAGAAACAAATGAAATGATGAAAGTGCATAATTATTACCACCCAGATGCAAAAACGGTTACGGAACATACTGGTGGAAATAGCTCCAAAGCAATTCCCGCAAACCCAAATTATTACGATGAAGTTAAAGAGTACTGGAAAAATAAAGGAGAAATACTTCCGGAAAACATCGATGATGTTGATTTTAATACATATCCATTCAATCAAACAATGACTGTATATGTATCGGCTGGTAGAAGTAGAGGTGGTGCAAAACGTAGAAGCTTAAAAGATGATCATGAATATATGCTTAGCGAATTTGAAAAATTCAAATATACTGGTAATAGTATATCAGCTGATGACACACAAGATGGTGTTGTAAATGAGGCACGATTTGAAATCAATCGAAAAATTGATGAAAAACTAATAAATTATTTAAAAATTCAATTAGATAATCCTGAGTTGACTGATAGAAAAAGGAAAAATCTACAAGATAAGTTGGATGGTGTAGTTGCCCAATATCAGGAATAATTAATTTGTAGTTCTTAATAACACTCTTTAGTTTTAGTTTCTTCTATTTATATTAGAACAATTATTAGGGGTCGGTTATGCAAACACAACTATTGTGTACATTTACAAATAAAGAAGAATTAAAAATTACCTTACAAGAAATTCGTGAGACATATCATATAGTATACAACTATATTTATGTTCTGCAGAACAAAGGTAATTTGGAAGAACTCTTCGTTACCTATAATATAGATACTGAGTATAAACCTGATAAACCTTTAGCAAATACCATATTAGTTCACAGAAAAAAACAATCCAATACACTTTACACTATTAACGCCTTAAACGAATTGGTTAAGGAAGAGAATAACGGTGTGTTAGATAAAAAGTTTTCTATTGATTGGGATAAATTTAAAAACTCAATCATCGTTACCAATGTAGGAGGAACAAAGAAAATTTCTACACGAATCTTCGAGGTAATCGAATTTAATAAAAAATAATTCTTATTTAGATTTAATATAAATTAAAAACTAAATCACTTTTCATTAGTTTATTCCAATTATTAGTTGTATATTTACATAGTAAATGATTAATAATATAAAACTTAAAACTATGAAAAATTTAAATATAAACCTCAGCGTGAATCACTCTGAATTCGATTCAATTGATTTATTACCAATAATTGGGATACAACCAGACGATTGTGTGGTGTTACAATGTAATGGAACTAAATTCAAACAAAAACTACAATCTTGGGAATCTAAAGACCAGATGATGTGGATTACCTTCGTAGATAACAATTTTCAAAAAAAATGGTTCAGATTAGAAACTGAAGATTTGGGATGGGTTGAATGGAATGAAGATAATTCTGACTTAATCATGGATGTTTGTAGAGAAGAATTTCCTAATAAAAAATGGGGAATTTCTAACACTTCACAAATGTTGATGGGTAACTCGATGAGAGATAACTTTTAAAACTAATAGATGCTGGAAGAATATAGAAATACATTAACCATAAAACAGATGAATTGGTTAGCAAATGTAATGCATGATAAAAGTGAGTTTTGGGTAGCACTAATAAAGGAAGTTCTCCGAAGAGGTAGATACTCAGAATCAGAACGTATACTATTAAACGAAATGGGTCAATTAATTAGAACTCAAAAAGAAATAAATTAAAAAAGACTTGGATATATGAAAATCTTTTCGTATATTTGTATAACAAATGAAAGTTTAACCTAAATAAAATATAAATGGCAGGAAAAAAAGTACTTAGTACAAAATCAAAAAATCACAATTTTAATCCAATCGTAGTAAAACCCAAAGTTGAAAAAGAACCTGAATATGACCAAGTTATCTCATATGATAACCCAGAGATTGTTATGGAAATGGAACAACAATGGCCTGAGATGACAGCAGAATTCAAAAGAATAATGTTCACTCAATATGAACTGTTTTGTTTAAAACAATCCAACTACGGACCAGATAATATTTCTGTTGGTTCTAATTTAGAAACTGAACAAGAAAAGAAAGTATCTCTTACAGGTCTTTGGTTTAGAATGAATGATAAAATTCAAAGGTTGAAACAATTAGTAGTTTTAGGTAAACAAGATAACATCGGAGAATCATGTGAAGATACGTTTCAAGATTTATCAGTTTATGGTATAATTGCACAATTAGTTTCTTCTGGTAAGTGGGCAAAATAAATGAAATAAAATTAGGTTATTACAAATACTTTTCGTATCTTTACGTAGTAAATGATTGAGAGGTGAGAACCTCGTAATTTACGATGTAATGTTAATAACTTTAATAAAAAAGATATAAGAAAATCGGTAAATCTTATATTTATACGTACACCGAGTGTTACTAGTTTAGCACTCAAAACTTAAACTTAAAACAATTAATAATTAACAATTAAATTTAAAAAGATGGCTTTAGACATTAACGCAATCAGAGGTAGACTGAACAAACTACAAAACACGCAAAGGAAATCTGATAACCTATGGAAACCAACACCTGGTAAACATACAGTCAGAATCGCTCCTTACCAATTCGACAAGGATAATCCATTTATCGAATTGTATTTTCACTATAACATTAACAACAAAACTTATTTATCACCACAATCGTATGGTAGACCAGACCCTATTGTAGAGTTTGCGGATAAACTAAAACGAATGGGTGACAAAGAAGATTGGAAAGCAGCGAAAGCTATGGAGCCAAAACTTCGTACTTTTGTACCTGTTATTGTAAGAGGTGAAGAAGGTGAAGGAATCCGTTTTTGGGGATTTGGTAAAACCGTATATCAAGAAATTCTTGGATACATTGCTGACCCAGATTATGGTGATATCACCGATCCACTAAGTGGTAGAGATTTAACAATCGAATATAAATCAGCTGATGAAGCTGGTACGAGTTATCCAACTACTACTATTAGAGTTAAACCAAGTACATCTCCAATCACGGCAGATGAATCAAAAGTTCAAGGTTTATTGGAAGGACAAACTGAAATTACTGACTTATATTCAGAATTATCTTATGATGAATTAAAATCAGTATTAGAAGGATGGTTAAATCCAAATGCAGAAGGTGAAACAAAACCTGCTTCAGCTGGATTATCACAACCATCAGCTCCTACAACACAACCAACTGAACCAAAAGCAGAAATCAACGCACCTCAGAAAACTGATGAAGTTGCAGCTGCATTTGATGACTTGTTTAACAAATAAAAACCAATTTAATGGCGAAAAAGAAAGCAAAAGAACTGGATCTTGCAGACATCCTAGCGGGTGAACTGAACAAACAATCCAAAGACCAAAAAGTAGCATTCTTCCTTAATGAAGATGAAGCTCCTACAAATGTAGATGGGTGGATATCGACTGGATGTGCTATGTTAGATGTGGCAATTTCAAATCGTCCTTATGGTGGATTACCTGTCGGTAGAATAACTGAAATAACAGGATTAGAACAATCAGGAAAATCATTAGTATCAGCCCACCTCCTTGCGGAAACACAAAAGCAAGGTGGTGTTGCTGTTCTTATTGATACAGAAACTGCAGTAAGTAGAGATTTTTTAGAAGCAATCGGTGTAGACGTTTCTAAATTACTTTATGTATCTGCTGATTCGGTTGAACAAATCTTCGATTTCACAGAAACTATCATCGAGAAGGTGAGGGAAACTTCAAAGGATAAATTAGTTACTATTGTAGTAGATTCGGTAGCAGCAGCTTCAACAACGAATGAGTTGGCTTCTGATTACAAAAAAGATGGATATGCTACAGATAAAGCAATTATTATATCTAAAGCAATGAGAAAGATTACCAATATGATTGGTAGACAGAAAATCTCATTGGTGTTCACAAACCAACTTAGACAAAAGATGAACGCTATGTTCGGAGACCCTTGGACTACAAGTGGTGGTAAAGCTCTTGCTTTTCACGCTTCTGTAAGATTGAGGTTAAAGAATATGGGGCAAATCAAGATGAAACAAGGTGGTCAAGAAAGGACAGTTGGAATGAAAGTTCGTTGTCAAGTAGTAAAAAACAGAATGGGACCACCTCTAAGGGCGGCTGATTTTGAAATCTTCTTTGACAGAGGAATAGATAACTACGGATCGTGGTTAAAAGTTATGAAAGAAAATAGCTTAGTAAAACAATCAGGAGCATGGTATACATATGTTGATACAGAAAGTGGAGAGGAAATAAAATTCCAATCTAAAGACTTTATCCTTATGATGGCAGATAAAGAAGAATTAAGAGAACAAATTTATAAAAAGATTTGTGAAGAAACCATCTTACAATATAAAGGTGATACTCTTGATATCGACTCTATGGAAATAGATACACATG